GTACATATTGCGTGTCGTAAGTAAGAGTAACAAAGAGAGCAGAGTTCGACCTCTCGCCCTCTTTGACTAATCTTATACTCCATGCTGATGTTCTCCTTCTCTTACAGTTTAGGCACTTGCTACAAGGGACAAGATGTCCGCCGTTTTCTTCTGTAAGTTTAAAAGGATTCATGCAATGAGTCGACATTAAATAGTTGGTGTACCAAATTTCGGCATTGGTCGTAATGCGTGGATTTTGTTGTATACATGGCAATATAATGGGTCAGTACCATCTTCTACGGCAAATATGCGTGTTGTTGAAGTAGGATTGCATTCTACAAATTCTTTATTGAGATTTGGTTGATTTGTAAATATTCTACCTAAATGCCAGTAGTCTAAAGTTGTTCTGAAATCACCTGCTACTCGTGAAGGCATGTACTTGTATTCTGCGTATCGTGGTACATATCCAAATGTTTGAGTTCCTGATGGTGTATATGCAAATAATTCTTGGTTTTGCACTTCTTGCTCACCAATATTTGCAAATGTTGGCCAAAAGTAGTCTAATGTATCATTCTTAAGGAATGTACGTGGGATGCCTTGTTGGTATGCTGTTGTAGGCATTACAGACATAATTCCGATAATGTATCCATGTTCTTCACAGTAGTATGAACCCGATTTTCCTGTAGACACTGAAATTCCGTGTCCTGCCATGTTACCTTGTGGTAATCCTGTAGTCTGTCCGGTTGTGTTTAGTACTTCTGAAACAATTACGGGTGTTTTAACTCCGGTAATGTATTCAGGGCGTTGTAATCTTGCGTCTGAAGATTTTACTCCAAAATGAGATAAAATACTTTCTACATAACGAGTTCCACCTCTTGCGTTCTTTTCTAACCATTCTTGTAAACGATATGCACGTCTTAAATCGTTAATAGTTGTATTTGCTACTGATACACCACTTGTGTTTGCGAATAATTCGCCGGCGTTAGCATCTCCGGTTATTCCTGAACCTACTACTATATTATTTGGAGTTCCAGTTAAAGTTGTTCCACTTGGACTATTAACATAAACGGGAGCATCTCCATTAAGTTGTCCTAAAGGTATATCTACTGCTGCACCTTTTTGTGCAAATGGTAATGCACTTGTAAAATAGTCGTGTTCCCATGCTCTTTTACGTAATGTTGTTAATTCTCGAACTCTTTCATCTGTTGTACGGTTATTACCATCTACTAATTTATAGTTAATTGGTGGAATTAAATTTTGGTCTCGATAATATTCGTTATATATACATTGATATGCAGCAAATGGTAAAGCCGATACTGAAGTAGTGTTATGATTATTTGGTGGTGGTGGAACTCCCAAATAATCTGCAGTTTTAGCTGCTGTTCCAAATCTGTGTGCCCATTGTGACTCAAATGTTGGTGAGTCTAAAGTTGGTGCTACTATTCCACTATTTGCATCTGTTATAAATTTTTCCCAATTTGACCATAATATACGATTAGGTACAAAGAAATAGTGCATTGATACGTCCATGCGATGCATTACGGGGGCTGTCATTGGAGCAAATCTTAATAGGCTTTCGCATCCTAAATTAAATTTGTCACCCGGCACACATTCTAAAGTAAGAATTGGAGTTAAGTTACCCATTTGTGCAGTTAGTTTCACGTCGTGTGATAAATCGAAACTGTTTTTTTTGGGTTTTTTGAGTTGGATTGAAGTGAAGATGTTTTTTTTCATTTTCGTTTTGTTTTTGTGATTGATTTTTTTTAGGTTTTTTCCCCTAGCTAGGGTTAAATACCTTCCCCGAAGGGAAGGTCTAGCTGTGGGTTACTGTTGTACCTCTACAGAGCAGTGTTTTTACAATCGTGTTCCTCCGCGAGAGATATAGTATGTTCTACTTACTTTTCTTCTTCTTCCGCGTCCGTAAGATTTTCGTCTCATGTTTTTTGGTTTTAATTGTTAAAAAATTATCTTCTTAGTAAGAAATTTATTATCTGCATTACGGTTGATGCACCTGTTCCAAAGGCTTTTATTTTTTGAACTGTTTCAGCTTCAAATTTTTCTATTTTGACTTTTTCTGTTAAGAGTTCACGAGTCTTTTTAAGGTTTTCAATTGTTTCTATTAATGCTTCTTTTTTCTTTCCAACCAAGTCTGTATTTGCTGCTAAGTTTTGGGCTGATGTTCTAATTTGTTTAACTCTTTCAGGTGTTAGTTTTTTGGTCGATTCTGTTTGTGCTCTTGTGAATTCTGTTTGGGCAAGCATTTGTTGTCCTTTGTAGTTTTCAAGGTCTGATGAGTATTTTGCTTTTCCAACGATGTAGTCCTTTGTATCGACTTTGATACCGGCTTCGGTAAGAGTCTTAAGTGTATTTGCTTTGATGTTGTCAAGTTGAGCTGACATGAGTAAAGCGTTAGTGTCCAAAGAAGGAGCCATAAAGTTAGGGGCTTTTGCTTCTGTTGAACGTATTGCGGGTGCTGTGTTTTGTTGTCCATAGATTAAATGTGGGCTAAGTCCGGCGTCTTTATACCGTTGCATTTGGGCTGCGGGAGAGTTAAATTCGTTTTGTCTGTTCCAATCTGCTAAAGCATCTATCCTTTGTCTATTGTATATATCCAAGTTTGTTTTGGCTTGCTGTCTATTTGTTACAAGTGTGCTTGCTATGTTTGCCCCTTGTCCTATTGCCGGAATGTAATTGAGTAATTTTGAGCCTACTGCTTTTGCTGCTGCTGCTTTTACTGTGCTTGCGCCTATTGCTTTTGCTGCTGCTGCTAAGGCCATTGGGATACCTATTGGCATAGTTTAAGATTTTAAGTGTGTAGAATATTTTTTAAATAATGTTTTATCAATTCGATGAATTAGTCCTCGCATTGAGTATGTTCTGAATTCTAAATATAATTCAGGTTGTGTGTATTTGTACATTTTGAACTTGAGTAAGTTTGTCATTTATTAATTTTTAGCGCATCGATTACGGTCGTTCCATTTTCAATGCTAAATTAAGGTTTTTTTTGTTTAAGTGTATTGTCTTACAC